TGTTACTCTAGCTTCAAGTGTTTCAATTTTAGTAATTGCTTCTTGCAATGCTGCCGTTAATAATGGAACAAGTTTAGACTGGTCAATCTGTTGTGGATCAATATTTCCTTTTTCATCTAAAGCATCTTTTTCGCCAGTAATTGCTTCAGGAACAATTGAATCAACTTCGTGAGCCAAAAATCCATCAACAGTTTCTTCAGGATTTGCAATAAAATTAAATCGTAATGGGTTAAGTTGTTTTACTCTATCTATACCATTTGATATAGCATTTAGATTTTCTTTTAAACGATAATCAGACGTTGTGTTATAAGCTGTTACTGAGGTGCTTGATGTAATAGAACCAACAACCGCTTCACGTCTATAAAATAAAATCTGATATCTTGCAACAGTATCATTATAGCTTTGGTTAAGAAAAAGTGAACCTGATGTGCCTATTGTATTTAAGTGTAGGCGACCAGCACTTGAATCTGTAGCTATAGCATTAGCATCTTGAACTCCAGTTATAGTAGTGTTAAGCAACAAATCACCACTGCTGTTTAGACGCATGCGTTCAGAGCCACCAGTATAAAAGTAAAGTGGATTACTGTTACCAGCTTCAACAACTAAACCACCACCGTCTCGTAGATTAGAATTATTAGAAGCATTTGCAGTGTTAGTTAAACGAACAGTTCCAACAACATCTAATTGTGCAGCAGGACTAGTCGTACCAATACCTACGTTACCTGCGGAGCTGATACGCATTGCTTCTGAGCCGTCCACACTAAACGACACCTTAGAACTGGCAGCCGCATTATAGTGGTCAGCACGAAACTCCATCTGCCCAGCACTGTTGATAAACTCGTTTATCCAAGTGCCGTTGCTAAAATCAATAGATGCGTTAACTGAATTTATCGACAATTTGCGGGATGGCGAACTTGTCCCAATACCAACGTTGCCACTGCTGGTGATACGCATAGCTTCTGAGCCGTCAACACTAAAATTAAGTATTGAACTTGCACCTGCGTTAGTTGGATCAGACGTTATACCTATAGACCTACTTGAATTACTAAGATTAATTATTCCACCAGAATAACTGGTATCAGCAACATTTCCAACAAAGGCTTGACTAGTAGCCATTGTTGTACCGACAGTAACTAAGGCTGTTAAAGGACTAGTAGTACCAATACCAACGTTATCACCTACAATCCGCATCTTGTCAGAACCGGCTATATTAAACGTTATACGAGACGTAGCAGCACTTAAAGTAAGCCAACCATTTTCACCACTAAATGTAGAAACTGTAGAAGTATCTGTATCTGTAAGATATATTCTAGGTAATGCTCCAGATAAATGTAACATTCCGCTAGGACTAGTAGTACCAATACCAACGTTACCTGCGCTGGTGATACGCATTTTCTCAGTAGAGCTTGTATAGAAACGCATGTAGTCGCCATTATGCTCATACATAATACGACCAATACCATTAGTAGCCGTATCTCCAAAATAAACTGCTGACGTACCTGTTGTGTTGCCAATATCTGCTCTAAAAATAGCATCATTGCCAGCAGTAGAACCACTTGTAATTCTTAGTGTTGTATTTCCGGCGGTAGGTCTTGATACGTCTACTGCATAAGTATTGCTAGAAGCTACAGTTAAGCCGTCAGAAACTACAGTACCCGTTACGTCAACGCCTGTGGTGGTGGTGGCGAGTTTCTCTGAGTTATTGTGATAGACCCTCACAGCACCACCGACAACACCAGTAATAATACTTTGTGACCCATCACCGTTAGTAACCTCAAGGTTACCTGCCTGAAGTTTTAGGTTTCCTGTTCCCGCATCTCTAACAATAGAATTATACCCATCATGATAAATCTGCAAGTCATTGCCAGCACCGAAGACTGCCTTGTCGTTGTCACCAAAGTTAATATTATTAGTAGTAGTTAGACCAGCAAACGAAGGACTGTCAGTAGTAGCTACTCCTTGATCAAGTGCTTTAACAGATGCTTCACTGGTTAGCTCTGAATCCATCACAGCACCAGAAGCAGTTACATTAGTTGCGTCTGTTACGTCAGCACTAGCCTCTATACCATCTAGTTTTGTACCATCAGTAGCAATGTCTCTACCATCTACAGTTCCAGATACAGCAATGTTTCCTGATACATCTAATTTTTCAGTAGGAGAAGTCGTACCAATACCAACGTTACCACTGGAGTTGATACGCATCTTTTCTGATCCATCAATACTAAAAGTAAGTATTGAAGTGGAACCTTGATTATTTGGATCAACAGTTATTCCTACTGATCGACTTGTATTACTTAAATTTATGAGACCACCAGAATAACTAGTATCAGTAACACTTCCAACAAAGGCTTTACTAGTAGCCATTGACGTACCAACGGTTACTAACTGAGTTAAAGGACTACTCGTCCCAATACCAACTCTGTTGTTTGTAGAGTCAATAGCAAGTGTGTCTGTGTCTACTGTTAATCCAGCAAATGTAGGGCTATCACCTACTTGTAATGATTGACCTACAGCAGTAACAATATCATTATTTTGTAAAGTTACAGCGCCTGTTCGTGTGTTAAATGATGTAACAGCACCAGTAACATTAAACGCTGCAGCATCCCAGTTTGCTCCATCCCAAATATATAACTGATTATCTCCTGTATCCCAGTAGATAGCTCCAGTTTGTAGCGTGTTACCGTCATTGTCAGTATTAGGTGGGCTAGCTTTAGCACCTAAATAGATATCATCAAACTCATCAAGAGTAGATAACGTAGACGCTAAAGCAGATTCTGCAGCAGCCTGTGCTGTTTCAGCATTAGTTTCTGCTGTCTCTGCTTCAGTCTGTGCTAATTCAGCAGCAGTTTGAGCAGTCTCTGCAGCAGTCTGAGCAACCTCTGCACCAGTCTCTGCTGTCTCTGCAGCAGTCTTAGCAGCCTCTGCTGCTGTTTGTGCTGTTTGTGCAGCAGTAGCTGATGTATCTGCAGCGCTGGCAGATGTAGACGCATTATCTTCTGAAGCTGAAGCAGCAAGAGCAGATGTAGCAGCGTTTGATTCTGAAGTAGCTGCAGCGTCCTTTGAATTAGTTGCGGTAGTTTCTGAGTTTGCAGCAGAAGTGGCTGAAGAGGCAGCAGCAGTAGCGGATGCTTCAGCTTCAGCAGCCTTTGTAGAAGCTACGCTAGCTTCATTAGCAGCATCTGTAGTTGCATCTCCTGGTCCCCCTGCTCCTCTAAATATAGCCATTATACGTCCTTACTTGTTTGCAATGTACATCGTGACTTCAAAACCAAATCTCATTTCAGTGTATTCAGGCTTAGTCCACATAGTGTTTCCTTTGTCGTAGTTTAAGTATTTGTTGTTTCTTGTGATTATCTAGTTCACGCTTACGGCAGAAGTCTTGCCAAGTCATAACACCCTCCAATAAAGAAAGATGCGTTCCTTCGGTTTCCCTACTTCCGTCCTAATGGATGAACGACAATAATAAAACTCCCCAGACCTTGTGAGCCTGGGGAGATACCTACTTAATTAAGCAGGAACAGCTAGAGCAACAGCAGCATCGTCACGAAGCTCAGCTACACCGTAAAGCATATCTGATGTGAACAATGTACCGAGGTACTCTTGCTTGTACTGGGTCTGAGAGCGTACACCCATCTGCTCAGCAAGAACAAAAGCATCCTTGTGTGCAAGTAGGCAGATACGGTCAGCGCCAGAGCTTCCAGCACCGCTATCAGCATTAGTTGATACATACGCCATTACACCGTATAGATCACCAATCATACCGTTACGGATTGTGTTTGCTCCGCCAACTTCACCAACAAAAGCTTGCTCAGTGAATCTAGCTAGACCCATAAGAGTGTTTCTTGTTGTTGGTGGGACAATGATGCAACGATCTGTCATCGGTACGTCAGCATCATCGAGTCTTTGGATAGAACGTCTGATAGCAGCATCAGTCAACGCAGCAGCGTTAGATGTTGAACTGTTATAGACTGTTGTACCGTCAGAACCAATGAAAGCGTTAGTAGATGAGGCAGCAGTAGCGTAGTCATCAGTACCAACAACACCACTGTTAACACCACGACCAAGCTGAATCAAGTCAGTATCAACTTGTTTAGCTAGAGCGTAACCAGCGTCATCAGTGTAGAACTTACGTAGAGAGCTTAGAGCTTGTGTCTCAACGATGTCCTCAATCAAACGTGAATACTCATAGTGCTTGTTAATAAGAACTTGAATTTCTGACTCAGTTGCAGCAATAAGCGTTACCTGAGTAGAAGCTGCTTTCTCAGATGCAGAACCACGAGTAGGCTTCGGAATGTGAAGCGTATCGCCCTTCTTACCTTTGAAAGACATTTTGCTGAACATGTTTGCAGCAACAAGATTAGCCTTATATGCTGCGATGATTTCGTCACTCCAAATCTCTGGGATAAACTTATCCGCAGTGGTCTTGGTGACATGGTTAGTACCTAGTGCCATTTTTTATTTCCTTTCAGTTAGTAGACTCTTCCTTCCTCATAAGCGAGGAGGATCTCGTCTGAATTAGCATAGTATTTATCAGGGTTAGTCCTTAGAAGATCTTGTAGAGCCAATCGACTATATCGTTTTTTAGAACTCATACTTGGAGCACCAGTATCTACTGCAGCAGCTTTTAAAGACTTAGATCGTGCTTGCTGAGATTCTGAAACTATTTCTTGCTGTTGTTTTTGTTTATTACCACCTGAAACAGCATTCCAAGTTGTAAGTAACTCAATAGCAGCGTTCATATCATAATTCCCGTCAGCTTCTAAGTACAATTTTTGTCTGATTGGGGAAGAATTGATCCAATTTTTAAACTCATTAGTTTGAATCACTTCTAAATAATCAGGAAATTGTTGTTGTAACTGTTGCTGTACATTCTGAGCCTTCATTACAAAGGCTTGTTCTTCTGCTTGTTTAAGAGCAGGATGCTTAGATAAATATTCATCCATAGCCTCCGTAGGACTCTTAAAAAACTTCTCGTTTGGATCTTCATCTTCATTTGTTGGCTGTTGTGCTTTCTTTTGAAGAAGTTCCCGTTTCATTATGTCATCAAAAAACTTACGATGCTCACCTACTTCTTGTGCATGTTTACCAATTAACTTCTCAGCCTCCTGGTGCATCTTTGCAAGTTCTTCAACTGTCTTGCCCTTGTATTTATCAGGTAGTATATCTTCAGGTTTAGCCTCAACAGCAGGTTGCTCTTCAGGGGCCTGTGCTTCTACTTGTTCCTCTTCTTTAGTAGGCTCCTCACCTACCTCATCAGGGGTAAAATCAAGGTCTTGTTGTAACGGATCTTCAAACTTAGCCATATATATAAACTCTGTCTCTTATACACATCTGACGCTGCCGAC